CGACGAGGCCGGAAAGGGGGTCTGGGGGGAGGGTGGCTCGGAGTCGGGGTAGAAGCGTTGGATAATTGAGGTAGTATCGATAGACTGCCGCTTCAACGCCTCCCCCCAGGCGTTTTCTTTGGTGACTTTCTTGTACGAACACAAGAAAGTCACACCTGCTGTCTTCTGAGCATTTGGTTCTATAGAAAATGACCTCCGGGTTTGCTGCCCGGAGGTCATTGGTGGGTTAAAAATACAATTCTTGGGCCAGATTGCCGTGGGTGTACCAGCAGACAGCTTTGCGCATGAAGTCCTCGCTGACCTGGAAATGCTCAGCCAGTTCCCAGATTTCCGTACAGCCGCCGGCAACGGCATCGTCCAGTTCTTCTACCGGAATCAGTTGTTCAATGGCCCATTTGTCTGCCCTGTTTTCGTGACGCTGACGGCAGTCAAAGTCTGAAAACCGGTTGTAAAAGGAGCCGGTGCAGCAGTGGCCCAGTTCATGGGTCAGTTTATTCCGCTCGTCGGCCTCGCCCTGGAGCTTATGGGGGTCGATGGCTATGGCACAGGTGCCGTCTGTGTCCATAAGGGCAAGCGCTTCCCGTTTGCGCATGGGGAAATGATCCACCGGAATATTCAGTTGCGCAGCCAGGTGGTAAAGCGCTTGCAGGTCTTTCATTTTCCTTTTTTCCTTTCCCGTAAAAAGGCGGCATAACGCCGTACATCATCCAGATCGTCGTCATCGATCTCCGAACAGTCTCCCCAAAGGGCAAACTTCAGTTCTGCATCAGAAATCACACGCTCGCCGGATTCGGCGGGCGTTTTTTTTGTTTCGGTGGTGCCCAGCAGATAGTCCGCGGAAACGCCGAAGTAGGCGGCGATTTTTTCCATGGTTTTGGCAGACAGGCGCTGGGTGCGGCCCTTGTGCAGGTCTGTCAGAGTGCCCCGGCTGATCCCCAGGTCGGCACATAGCTTTCCCGGACGGATTCCCCTCTCCTGACAGAGTTCTTCAATGATGGTGTACATTTTACACATAACAAGCACCTCTACTTTTATAGGAAATGCCGAAAATACGGAATACCGTACTAGCACCTCTTGAAGAGCACGGAAAACCGTGCTAATATACAGCCACGACGCACGGAATGCCGTACGAAATGTGGTAATTATATGTACATATCCAATATAGTACGAAATTCCGTACTTGTCAAGGAAAAAGTACGTTGATTGCAGCGTATGGTGCCTGCTGAAAACAGGTTATCAGATTTTCGGTCCCATAAAGCGGACAGAAGGAGGAATGGATTCCATGGATACATCGAATTACGGTCAGCTGGAGCTGCAGTGCCCCTTTTATTCCGGCAGCGATGATGCTCACGCAGGAAAAAAGATCCTGTGTGAGAGTCCGGTGCACGGCAGCAATCTGGGGCTGTATTTTCGAAAAAAGGAAGACTATCTGACCCAGATGCGGATCTTCTGCTGCCAGCACTACCAAAAGTGTGAGATCTACCGGGCAGTGATGGCAGCCAAGTATGACGAGGAATGAGGAAAAGGAGGTGGTGCGGTGGGAAAGGGAAGAAAACGCCGAAAGAGCCGGGTCGATCAGGTGGCGGACCAGATTCTGGACAAGATCGAGCAGGCCGTGGGGGAGCTGACGGTTCAGCCGATGACCCATGTGCGCAAGGAGAAGGACGTGTTCTACGAAAACCAGGACAATCCCGGCAAGGTCACCAGGGAGGTGATTCAGGAGACCCAGACCGTTTCTCTGGTGGATGTGCCGGTGGACCGAAACGGCATCAAGCAGCTGGTTTCGGCGCTGAAGGAAGTCCAGTCCCTGAGTCAGGAGGAATCCGAAGAGGCAAAAGCCCTGGAGGTGGTGCTGGAAGGAGCGCTGAAGGACTATGCAGAGTAAACCCAGACTCATCATGCCCCTGCCCAATGAAAAGCAGCAGCTGGCCCTGCTGGATACCCACCGGTATGTGGCCTATGGCGGTGCCCGGGGCGGCGGGAAAAGCTGGTTCGTCCGGTGGAAGGCAACGCTGTTGGCGCTGCACTATCCGGGCATCAAGATCCTGATCACCAGACGTACCTACCGGGAACTGCTGAACAACCACATTGTGCCTCTGCTGACTCAGCTGAATGGGTTTGCGGAATACAACAAGAGTGAAAAACGCTTTGTCTTTCCCAACGGTTCCACCATCTGGTTCGGTTACTGCGACAGTAACGGCGATCTGGGCCAGTATCAGGGTGCGGAATACGACATCTGGTTTGCCGATGAGGCAGGGCAGTTTCAGGAAAGCTGGCTTGTGGCAATGGATGCCTGTATCCGGGGTACCAACGGGTTTCCCAAGAGGACCTATTATACCCTGAATCCCGGCGGCCCCAGCCATGGGTATTTTAAACGGCTGTTCATTGACCGGAAGTTTCGTGAGGGAGAATACCCGGAGGACTATGCATTCATTCAGGCCTTGTGTACAGACAACACAGTTCTGATGCAGACCCAGCCGGAATACCTGCGCAGTCTCCAAAAGCTGCCGCCCAAGCTCCGGGATGCCTGGCTCCATGGCCGGTGGGATATTTTTGAGGGGCAGTTCTTTGAGGACCTGCGTCTGGAGCCGGACCGGGAAAAATGTCTGGAAGCAGGTATTGCGGTGGAGGAGGCGGCAAAGCAGCGGCGGTTTACCCATGTGATCGAACCTTTCGATTTAAACAGCGGCCAGTGCCGGGGCTGGAGCATTCTGCGCTCGTATGACTTTGGCTACAACAAGCCCTTCTCGCTGGGCTACTGGGCAGTGGATTACGAGGGTACCCTGTACCGGATCCTGGAGATCTACGGCTGCAACGGAAATCCCGATGAAGGCGTCAAGTGGTCTCCGGAGGAACAGTTCCGGAAAATTGCGCAGTTTGAACGGGAGCATCCCTGGCTGAAGGGAAGGAAGATTACAGACAGTGTTGCGGATCCTGCTATCTGGGATGCCTCCCGGGGTGAAAGCATTGCAGAAACAGCAGCCCGGTACGGCATTTACTTTACGCCCGGCGACAACCGTCGGATTCCGGGCTGGATGCAGGTTCACTACCGGCTGCAGTTTGACGAAAACGGGTATCCCCGGATGTATGTGTTCAACAGCTGCAAAGCGTTCATAAGGACCATGCCGCTGATGATGTACTCTAAAACAGACCCGGAGGACCTGGACACCAGGCTGGAGGATCACTGCCCGGATGAGGTGCGGTATCTGTGTATGTCCAGGCCCGTGAAGCCGGTGGCGGAAAAGAGGGAAGCGGTTATGGTGATGGACCCGCTAAAAAAATAGGAATTAGGAGTTAGGGGTCAGAAGGTAGGATGAGGTGCTGTATTCTTTCCGGTTCTAAAGAAACTGTTCGACTAACAGTTTGTGTAAATAGAGAAAACAAAGAGAAAAGGGTCAGAAAAAAGACATTGTCAAAACTCCTAATTCCTCACTCCTAACTCCTCACTCCACACTCAGAAGGAGCGTGAAAAATGAAAGTAATGGAAATGCCTGTAGGGCAGGAGCGGCTGCGGGAATTTATGAGGGTCCTGCAGCAATACAAAGCGGGAAAGCAGCACACGGAAAGCCGGATCGTATCCTCAGAAAACTGGTGGAAGCTGCGCAATACCCAGGAAGAGAAAAAACAGGTAAATATCGGATCTGACGGAGGCTTTGTCAGCCGGTCCGGCTGGCTGCACAATGTGATCGTCAGCAAGCATGCCGATGCCATGGCAAGCTATCCGGAGCCCAACATCCTGCCCCGGGAGGCGGAGGATATCGGGGAAGCAAGGATGCTGTCTGCCATCATTCCCTGTGTACTGGAACAGAACCATTTTGAAGAGACTTATTCTGCGGCCATGTGGCAGAAGCTGAAAACGGGAACGGCTCTGTACAAGGTGGTCTGGGACAGCGGAAAGCTCCATGGTCTGGGAGACATTGCCGTGGAACAGGTGAATCTTCTGAATGTTTACTGGGAGCCCGGTGTCATGGACATCCAGAAGAGCCGGTACTTCTTTCACACAGAGCTGGTGGATACGGATATTCTGGAAGCACAGTATCCCCATCTGGAAGGCAGGCTGAAGGGGAAGAGTTTCCTGTCCACCCGGTTTTTATACGATGATCAGGCGGATATGGGGAAAAAGCAGACGGTGATTGAGGTCTACTACCGGAAGCAGACCCTTACGGGATTTGTTCTGCACTACTGCCGGTTTGTGGGAGATCAGGTGCTTTACGCAACGGAGAATGATCCGGAGCTCATGGAGCGCGGACTGTATGACCACGGACAGTATCCCTATGTCTTTGATGCCCTGTACCCTGTTGAGGGCAGCCCCTGCGGCTATGGCTTTGTAGATATCTGCCGGAATCCCCAGCTGGAGATCGATCTGCTGAAAACAAGTTTTGTCAAGAATGCCATGGTGGGTGCTACACCCCGATACTTTTCCCGGGGCGACGGTTCGGTCAATGAGGCGGAGTTTCTGGACCTGAGCAAGCCCATTGTCCATGTGAGCAATCCCAGCGATGACGCCTTGCGGCAGATCGGCTACAGCCGTCTGGACGGTGTCTATGTGAATGTACTGGACCGGACAATCCAGGAACTGCGGGAAACCTCCGGCAATACGGAAACCAGTACCGGCAATATTGCCAGCGGTGTGACGGCGGCTTCTGCCATTGCGGCATTGCAGGAGGCCTCAGGCAAAGGCAGCCGGGATGCAGCGATGGGCTCTTACCGGGCTTTCGGCAGGATCGTGGAGCTGTGCATTGAACTGATCCGGCAGTTTTACAGCCTGCCCAGACAGTTCCGGATCACGGGCGAGATGGGGCAGCTGCAGTTTGTCAGCTACAGCAACGCGGCTCTGAGGACCAGTCCTGCCAATCTGTTTGGCATGGAGTTGGGAATGCGGCTGCCGGTGTTTGACATCAAGGTCAGCGCCCAGAAGAGAAATGCCTACACACGGATGGCCCAGAATGAGCTGGCGCTGCAGTTCTTCCAAAACGGATTCTTTAATCCTGCTCTGGCAGAACAGGCCCTCAGCTGCCTGGATATGATGGAATTTGAAGGCAAAGACCGGATCCTGCAGAAGATCTCTGCCAATGCATCCATGAAGCAGCAGCTTCTGCGCTATATGGGGCTGGCCCGGGAACTGGCGGGAAAAAGCAATCAGATGCTGGCCCATGCCATCGAAGAGGATATGCAGAAGTATGTGGGAAATGTATCCGCAAGGCCGGCCACCCTTCCGGCTTCCGAAGCCAAACGCGTGATGGAGGCCAGACGGGCATCAGCAGAGGCAGCAGAACCGGAGGAAAACCCTTGATCAACATTCGCTATGACAAAGAGAAATTCTGCCTGGAGCTGGAAGGCCACGCCGGTGCCGGAATCCCGGGGCAGGATCTGGTATGCTGCGCGGCTTCCATTCTGGTTTATACCCTGGCGGCCAATGTGCGCAGAATGCGACACTGCGGATGGCTGGAGGAAGCCAGAATCTGCCTGGCACCGGGAGATGCCCGAATTTCCTGCAGTCCCCATGAACGTGCCCGGGACCGTGTTGCTGCCCGGGTGGATGCCATTTGTTTGGGCTTCCGGATGCTGGAAAAGGAGTATCCGGAGTTCGTAAAATTTACCGTCCGATAGGAAGAAAGGAGCACTATGGAAAAGAAAAGAATCAATTTGCAGCTGTTTGCGCAGGAGGAAACCCAGGAGGAGGTGCTGGATTCTAAGGAAGCGGCTGCCCAGGAGATCCCCTGGGGCACCAATGCCCTGGAACAGCAGTTCCGGAACCACTTCCGGGAACTGGAGCGGCAGGCGGAGGAAATGAAACTGTACTTTCCCGGGTTTGACCTGCGTCAGGAATTGAGAAATCCTGTGTTTGCCCGGATGACAGCCCCCGGTGTGGGACTGAGTGTGGAGGATGCCTTCTACGCAGTCCATCGCCGGGAACTGCAGTCTGCAGCGGTCCAGGCCGCCAAGCGGCAGGTATCCAGCGCCATTGCCTCCGGCGCCATGCGTCCCAGAGAAAATGGTCTGTCCGGTCAGGCACCTGCGGTGAGTTCCTTTGACTACCGCAGCGCTTCCAAAGAGCAGAGGGAGGATTTAAAGCGCCGGATCCGTCTGGCTGCGGCAGAGGGTAAGAAGCTTTACCCCGGCAGTAATTAATACACCGACCTTCCTAAAAGAAAACGCTGTTTCATTTGAGGAATGTTACGGTAGGCATGTCATTGCGAACCAGCGCGCACGCTGGTGTGGCAATCCGCTCCCTTTGTCGCTCGAAGCGTGACACGCACCCCGGATCGTTTGTGTGTCAAAGGCACACGCGATCCTTTGGCTTACAGGGGATACGGATTGCCACGCCAGTTTGCGAACTGGCTCGCAATGACAGTTGTGGACGAAATCTGCTGCGAATGAATCGGCACCTACCAACGAGGAAGGTTATCCACGCCAACAACCAAAATCAACTTACATCAGGAGGAAAAAGAATGGAAAAGATGAATTTACAGCTGTTTGCAGATGCCGGCAGTGTTGTCAGCGGTACCGCCGGTTATGTCAATGCCTATACCGGTTCCCAGGAGGCCTTTGATGCAGGCAATTCTCTGTCCGGTGAGCTGAAGACCTTCTACGATACCGAGCTTCTGGAAAATGCCCGGGCGGAGATGTTCTATGCCCAGTTTGCCAAGAAGCAGCCTCTGGCAGCCAACCACGGAACCTCCGTGGAGTGGAGAAAGTGGAACACCTTTGAAAAGGCCGGTATTCTGCAGGAGGGTGTCATTCCCACCGGTCAGAAATTCGGTATGTCCAGCAAGACCGGCACCATCAACCAGTACGGTACTTATGCAACGGTGTCTGATAAGCTGGAACTGCGGGCCTTTGATGATGTGATCCTGGGCGCCACCGAGGAAATGG